AATAAAAAGAAGTGGTGTTAATAACTTTTGCTCCAAAAGAATTATTGGCCCTAAATTTATGTGTCATAATTAATTTAGATGGCACTCCTTTAAAATTCTTTTCATATGCTTCGAGAGCGTTATTCAGGCTATCAAAATGTTTATCAACATCAAAATTAGGATCATTTACAATAGAAGGATCATTGAGAAATTCATACTTACTATTATTTATTGCTTGATAAGTTGAGTCATCCCAATGATGGGTATATATTGTATCGATATTTCCAAACTCAATTGATTCATAGCTGTTAGGATCATTTGCATTTTCCAGTATATATGATTTAATCATATCTTGAGCTTTTTTCTCATTTGATTTATTACAAGCTAATAGAAAAGCTAAGCTAACTAATACACAAAAAACTAACTTTTTCATAATTCAATTTTAGATTAATAACCAAACAAATATATGAAAAGTAAAACAATTTCGGTCTCCACCGTGTGGGAAGGATATATTTAGATACTTATTAATACTAAAAAAGCCTCTACAAATTAATGCAAAGGCTTTCTTTTGTGATTATGAATAGAAATTTATTCTCCAGCTACAGGCTCTTCCCATAAAACAGATCCAGACTCGTGATCTTGAGCTGTAATGGTCAATGATACTGTTGCTAATCCTGATTTTGTTAAAGCGAATGTCACTAATGCAACCACTCGTCCATTTGGAATGTACAACTTATAACCATCGAATGTTTCTAGCTTAACGGCTTTATTAACTTCGAATGAAGAATCTTTATTTGACCAAGTCTTCCCTTTACTAGCTGCAGGAGCTGTAACGGTACCGCCTTTTAATAAATCTAATGTATCTACTGATACGTCATATAACTGAACAGCAAATACAGTCGATCCTTCTTCTGTTGTGATGGTACGGTAAATACCAGACTTTTGCTCGATACGAATGTCCTCAGTAGTTGGTTCATTTTCTGTAACGCTTGCGGAGTCAATTACAGCGTCTTCCAATTCTGTATAAACAGTTGGAACAACATTGGCTGTAACATCTGCTACACCAATGTATTTTAAGCCTAAGCTTGATTTTTCAGCTCCCATGCTATAAATTTTTGATAGTTAATTTTACTCTGTTATTAATTATTGTTTGCTCGTTTTCAGGTAGTATGTTTTGAGTTTGAAGCTCCAATAAAACATGCTTAGTTTTGTCGTAATTGAATTTCAAAGCCAAGTTGCAAAAGGCAGATAGGATGGCTATACGTTGATGATTTGGAAGATCTCGCAGTCTTACAGATTTACCATCTACAGTGGTGCTATATTCTGGATTAGGTACAAATACATTGACGTTAATAATGCCTCCTTGTAATTGCTCAAAATCAATTGGATTAAGAACATTAATAGTGACATCTTCATTTTTACTATTAGTTGGTCGTAAATAGCGTCTTACTACTCCAGTTATATTAGTTTTAAGAGTGCTATTCCAAATAATTGAAAAGACATGGTCTAATCCTTCCGCTGCTGTCATATTAATTTTTGTAATGTTTTGGATAGCTCCATTGAACTACCTGAAATAACCCACTTATTATCTTTTGCTTCGACGTATAATGCATAATCCTCACCAGCTACTAACATCATTCCTATGCCTGATTTAGGGATATTAACCTCTGCTACCTCTTTACCTTTTCTGTACCCATCATCACCGCCTACGTCTTTAAAATTTTCATAGACTATATTTCCATCGCGGAAAACAACACTACCTAATGAGCTTCTAAGATTGAATGTGTGATTTAAGAAGTCTGCATTCTTTCTTAAGCTCTCTGCGGAGCTGTCTGCTAATGATTTCAAAACTTCAACTACATGATCATTAACATGATTTTTGTATTGGCTGAAATGCTTTTTAACATCAGACATTTTGAAAGATGCTTTAATCCCTATTTCAGCCATATTCTTGTGACTCTTTGACCTCTTTCGAATTTCACCACCTCACCCTTGCCAAAGATTTCACCAGTTTTAACAATGGTGATTTCAACGGGAGTAGAGTAGGGTAGTTCTTTAATTTTGGTGTCTGTGAAAATTAGATAATTGAATTCAAAATTGAATGCGTCGGTACCTTTTGAGCGTCCATCGATTGTATTGCTTTCAGCTCTGCATGATCTTTCTACAACTTCACTACTTCCATCAGGAAAGATAATATTGCCGTTGGCATCTTCGTATGGCTCCTGAGAACTGCTAATTGTAGCCTTTAACGTATGGATTCTTCTTTTAATCATCGCATACGGCTTATATTTTTCACTTTAACAGAAGGATTCAATGCATTAGTGATATCCTTTCTTCCGTGCTTACGAGCAAAAAAAAGAAGCCTTTCACGGAGCAATTTAGCATCTCTTGAAGTGCTGTATTGACTTTCTGATTCAGATGTTACCGAAATAACTTGAAACATTAAATCAATTGAGCTTTTTTCAACTGCAGATTGCAAACTGGCGTTATATTCAACTGATCCGTCAAGGCCAGCATTTAATAACGCTAATTCCACATCCTCCTCATCTACTTCGAAAGGCTTAATTACACTGTAAAAGGCTTCTTTTATATTCATATCAAATATTATTTTTCGATATAATTTGTTATAAAAAATTAGGCTCCTAAAGTGTTTAGGATTACTACTTTTTTAGCTTGCTCGAATCCAGGGAAAGCATTGTATACTGCCTCTGTAATTTCGGCGCTTGGTTTACGTGTTCTCCATCTAGATAACAATATGTTCTCAGTAGTTAAGTAGTCTACGTTTTCAACAGGTGTGATTTGCTCATCAGCTAATGAATTATGAATAATACCAAAATCCCCCGCAGGAACGAAAATCGCATTTGTTTGACTCCAGCCCTCTAGCGGAACAACTTGTTTTTTACCATCAGCATCGATGTACGCCAAATCTGATACAATATCGATTATTGGGAAACGTTCAGCTGTGAATGCAGCGTTTATATTCTCCAAGTTGGTAGCAAAACGTGCATTTGATCCTGGATTAAAATAACCTTTCAAGAAATCGCGTAAAGACTTATTCTTGATGATTTTATACCATAGAGCTTCTGAAATCATTACACGCTCAAAAGACACACCTAATGCAAGTGCTTTCAGGCGCATTTTTTCGAAGTCTTGAATGATATCAGTATCTGGATTAGACCAATCGCCAACTGAATTAACCTTATTATCTGCTCCAACTAAAGGAACATCAAAGAAAATACCTTTAGGGTTATTATCTATGTTTATAGTAATAGTTCCATAGGATACCGCTTGCTTACACATAAAATCTAAACGACGCTGTACGGAGTTACGACAATATGCATAATCCTCAATCTCACGGGCCATTACTTGACGTAATCTTTGAGGAAGACTTAAGGCATTAGAGCCTAAAAGGATTTCAAGGTTTCTCAACTCTTGAGCGTTGAATTTACGACCTACAAAAATAGGAGGCACTTCACCCTTTAGTTTTTCTAAGCCCTGACGACCATGTAAAGGAACCTCTGATTCACGAGAACCAACGGTTGCCATAGCCTCTAAAGTCTCAGCAGAAAGAATAGTTTCAAACTCTAGGGAAACTGTAGGGTCAGCAGTACGGAAATATTGAGGATACCATAACGGAGCGAAACGAGCTTCTGCCGTTTCAAGCATAACTTCTGGCGTGATACCCTCATTCGCCAAAAATTGTAATAGAGCTGATCTTTGTAAATCCATCCTCTCGATTATTTAGTTTGTGAAAAAATAACGTTTGGTAAATTAGCTTTAGTTGTAGCGGAAATAAAACCGATACGACGAGCATAAACCAAACCTCCTACAACTGCGTCAACTGGGTGAGTGTTGCCAGTAATTACTTTGATTGAGTTGTACAACAAAGCATTACCGTCTCCTGATCCAATTGTATTACCGCTTGCCTCAGCTTTACCATAACCAGCAGCTAAAGTAATTTTATCATGCGTGGTTTCTGATTTGTCAATAGCTGAAATAGTTTTACCATTCAACTTATCTCCCACAACTAATACGTGACCTTTAGCAACTTCAATTTCTGTGTCAGCTGTAACAATTGCTTTAGTAACTATTGCTGATTTAACGGGGATTGCGGTTCTTGCTAATTCGTCAACCAAGATGGCAGTACCCATACGGATAATATGACCATCAGGAAAACCTGATACATTCAAAACAAAACCTCCCGTTAATAACTGTAAGGTTTTGTCGTGTTGAAATACAGGCGGTTCAGGGCTGTATGATTCTCTACGAATATTCATGTCAATTTGAATTTAAATTATATCGTCTATTTTTTAGCGTGACGATCATTCGCTTTTTTAAAACCTTCAAGAGCCTCCTTACCACTTGCGGTAAGGTCTTTTGGTTTATTTGAATTTGGATCACCAGGTTCTCCTGAATTAGGTTTGCCAGGCGAACGTTCGTTTGCAGCTTTTTTAACAAATTCTTTGCTAAATGCTTTCAACTCTTCCATTGCGCTGTCAAAATCTTCTTCTTGGGATGGTTGCCACTTGTTAATAAGTGTTTCGTTAGTGATACCATTAGCTTCTGCTAATTTTGCCCATTTTTGCTTAATGGTCATGTCATTGTTTTGCTGTAATAACAAATCAACTTTTTTTGCCAACTCCGCAATAACTTTATCTGCACCACTAGGTTCAGGATTTGCTGGATTTGGGTTATTAGGTTCTGTAGGAGCAGGATTAGCAGGTTGTTGGGTCTTCTTTTTAATTTCGTTAGCATATCGGGTATTTTCCGCTTGCATACGATTAAAAAAAGGCATAGCCCCATTAATTGCACTGGTAATTTCCTCGTCCGTACTTTCATCTGTAAGATTAGCGCTAAGGTCTGATGCCAGCCCTTCCACTGTAGTCGCTCCGAACCCCTTACTTGCAACTAAGGGTTTCAAAGTAGATAATACTCTTTCTTGGATGTTCATATTTGTTAACTATTTTATGAAGTTCTGTTTTCACAAAAATCATTTATATTCAAAGAATAAAGGAAAAACCAAAGGAGTAATAAGGGCTTAAAATATTATAGAGCCTTATTTATTATAAATCTTATATTTAACCATGAAAGAACTAATTACAGCAACCCTTACCCTCTCTATAAAAATGATCGATGGAGATAAAGGTGATAAGTTTTTGCAGAGTCAAATACAAGTCATAGCAAAGGATCTACAGGAGCAATATGAATATAAATCGATTGAATATGTCGATCATGAGATAAACAGCGATGAAATTGGGTCTGGGGAGATTGGTTATACAATTACTTATGAAGTGGAGATATAGATATTATTCTCCACTTTATTTTTTCAAGATAGATTATAACGAATATATCTGGTAATCTGAATTGTTTAATCTCAGGTCCGCTTACCCTTCATTTGAATCATATGTATATGCCAGTTGTATACTTTATGGGTCTTATATAATTCGTGCCTGTTCAATCTATCATGCCCTTCACGCAATAAAACTTTTATTAATTTATATTTAATCCATGAATCCACTGTTTTACGACCATACTTTTTGTAGGCCCAGTTTTTAGAGACTTCAACTTTGGTGTCTTCATTGTGATCCTCCATTGCTTTATCATACCCAATTTGGATACAGTCAATAATTATTTTCTCAAGTAAATTTAATTGCATTGCTAGTTCCATGGTGTTCATTTTTTTTCGGTTATATATTAATTGCAATTTAATATTTTAAGAGAAGATATAAGGACGAGACTGTAAGAATACATTTTCCCATAATGTTAAAAAATGCTAATGTTAAGGCACGTCTGGCAATTTATGGGTAAATTGAGAGTCAAATAATTTGAAGAACTATGAAATGTCCTAACTGTAACGAAACGCTATTAATGACGATGCGTCAAAATGTTGAAATTGATTATTGTCCTAAATGCAGAGGTATTTGGTTGGATAAAGGTGAGCTGGATAAATTATTGGAATATTCAGCTAGCCAAAGTACAGATGTAAATTATAGTAGACCTCAGTCTTTTGATAACGAAAGAAGGCCTCAACAAGAATACGATAGGAGCGATAGATATTCAGATCGCGATTCTTACCCTCAGCATAGAAAGAAAAAGAAATCGTTCCTATCTGATTTTTTTGATTTTGATTAAGATTTAAATATTCTACAATTGTGTAAGTAGTGTTGAGCCTATATCTAATAGGATGTGGTCTTTTTTATTTACTGGTGGATTAGGTGGTAAATTGTAAGTTCCATGGTGTTAGGTAGGTAAATTCCTACCCATTCTTGTTACTTAAACATTGATAGTACATTTGGAAATAAACTTATTTTGTTTTTCCTAAGGTATAATTTATTGATGTGGAATCTTTATTTAGTTTAAGTGGTTAATTCAAGAATCCTATATCGCCCAGTATGGGATTTTTTATATCATCACTTCCCTGGCTTGTATGAATAATCTACTAAATAATTAGCAGCATATTTTCTCAAGTAAATTCAATTGCAAAGTTTGTTACATGGTAGGATGAGATTGCTGAAGGTTAAAAATATGAAGATTTAGAGTTGATTATCTCTAAATGATGAAATTTTAATTGTTATTCCATGATAACTTTTATATCTTGGTGTGGCAAAATTATTTCCTAAAATGAAGAGTAATATGCCTTTTAACCTGTGTTATGAATCAATTTGTTTTTTATATATTAATATATATCTTAATTATACTATTTCTATGGCATACAAAATGGGAAAAAAATTTATTTAGTAATAAAGTTTCCAAAATATTTAGTCTTACTTCAACAATTCTTTTAACATTTTGTGGAGTACTTTATTCTAGTGATTCCGCAATAATATTGGGAGAAACAACATGGAAGGATGGAGGAATATTCATTTTATTAATTTCAATTTTAGTATATATAATAAGTTTTATAATTGAAATTCATGAAAATAAGAATTATACACTCATTGAAACTGAAAAAAATGAATTAATTAAGTGTAGAAATAAATTAAAATTTGACTTAGATAACTTAATCAAAAAACATTCAGACTTAAATGAAGATTATTATTCATTGGCTAGTAATATTTTGAAAGACACTTTTCAAACTAATTTTTTTGATTATACAAATAATAATGGAAGAATAAGTCTTTATAAGCATGAAAATGATAATTTTGTATTAGTAGGAAGATTTTCTAATAATCCAGATTTTAACGATAAGGGAAGAGGAACTTATAGTAACAAAGAAGGATTTATATATCTTGGATGGACAAATAAAGAATTTAAAATATATGATATTCCAGAATATAATAACAAAGGGATTGAATATATAACCTATGTTCGGGAAAGATGTAATATATCTGCAAAAAATCTTAATGGAATAAGTATGAGAAGTCGATCATATTATATTTATAGATTTGATAATAATGATGCAAGAAAACCTCTTGGCATTATAGTATTTGAAACTGCTCATGAGGCCGAAATCGATACTTCATTGTTTATGAATTTATTAGAAAATAACAATATAATAATTTATCTTCTAAAAGGACTTAAAAATTTAAATTAAAATGGAAAAAATACTTAATGTAATTTCAAAAATAATAGATAATCAAGATCTAATTTCAGATGTTAAGAAGAGCAATACAGAATTATATTTTGTTTTCAGTTCAAAATATAAATTTTCCATAAATCATGACGGAAATCAAAATCAATATTTTTTCCACATGTATCCAAATCCAAATCATTCACTAATTGATATAATTAACGCGGATTGGTTGGACTATAAGGAGTATTTAACTTACAACTCTAACGATTTAGGACAGGTGCATATATTTGCAGATCTCTACAATATTCTTAATGTAAAATTATATGATGCTGATAAAATTATTGACGATATATTAAACCTATAACTATAGGTTCTAAACATAACGATAAAATAAATATTAAAAAACCGCTCAAACACCTGGCGATGTAGAGCGGCTAACTAACCAATTATAAACCTAAATTATGAAAAGACAAATTTAAAAGAGTACAACCGCTTGCGGTACAACGTCATTCGAATTCGATGTACGTTCCATAGCAACTACCTGACTTTAGCCCTTTCGGAACGAGTATTATTTTTAATGTCAGCACTCTTTGTTGAGGTGGCAGGATTCGAACCTGAATTTTCAAAAGATATAATGAGTTTATCTCTTAAGTTTTATTAACATTTCAATTTTATTTCACTCCATAACTCGTGGGGCTGCTGTAGATTCTCAGGCCTACTCATATCCGATATTCAGTTACTATAAAAATGTAATGCGCGTCTACCAATTCCGCCACACCTCAATGTTTCAACAAACCAAAGTATAAAGAACGAATACTCAATTAACTTTGGTTTACCCTAGCTAAGCGTTATTATTCGCTAGGTTATTTCTTTCCCCAATCGACTACGTGTCGTTCGCTTCTCGCTATTGGGTTATGCCTTCCTTACTTGTGTTAAACAAAGATATAAACTACTTTTTATATAAACAAATAAAATTATATATAAATAATTCTTTTTTGATATATTATTTTTCGATTTTTTTGTTTTGAAACTCTTGATCTTGTCTAGCTTCTTCTAAGATCTGTCTTTGTTCAGCTTCAATATCTGTTACTTCACCTAACAATTGCATAGCTGTTTTACGTGATAGTAATTTTGCGTTCACCATACTAGTTACATGACCTATTAATTCTTCCTTATTGACTGGTAAGGCATCTTTTATTTTGATTGCAGGAATTACATCATCCATATCTTTAAACTCCTCAGGACTGAAAGAAATAAGCATTTTGCGGATTACATTGTTTCTCCTGGTAAGCATTTCCTTTAAACGTTTCTGAGCTTTATTGCCTTTCATTTGTGGCCCCATAAATAGCAAACGCAAAGCGATTCCAGATGTACCATTGCTCATTAATTGAGACATGGTATTGAAGCTAATGTCGGGAGTGTTGGTGATATCGAACTGCTCTTGTTTCAGACGATCAAATTCAAGCTTTTTAGATTCTACCATTGCATCAGGCTGCGCGAATGATACACTACCTCTTTGACCTTGATCACCTCCTTTTACTTGAATAACTTTCGCAACTTCACCTTGAGAAGGGAGGGATTCCGCCTCACCTTCAACCACCATTGTAGGGTCACCGTAATAATCATTTGTATCAGCAAGGTTTGATAAGTTGGTTTCTTCTCTATTAGCTAGTGGTTGAATGTTTGCCCACTCAGGACGTTTTTGCTCATGGTAAACAATAGGGAGAAATCCGTAACCTTCTTTTGTTTCTGTTACCCACGGACCACCATCGTCTTGACTTCCTAAAATAATGTGATCAGCATGATAAAAATCAAAGTGTATAGTCTTGATATCGGTTACTGGATCAGTAGTTTCATAACGTCTACCAAGTCCTATAAGGTCACCGTGTTCATCCCAAACTGGATAGATATCGTCTCCATTTTCTTTACAGAGAAGTAAGTAACCTGGTCTACGTATACTACCTTCTAATGTAGTTCCTTTCCAGTAATTTTCATCTTCATAGTCATACCAAAGCTCAGCGCAATGTGTTTCAATCATTCGACGCTCTACAATAGCTTCAGTTTCGAAATAGAGCTTATTATCTTTCCAAACCTTTTGAATGAGTTCGAATAATCCTTTCTTAGCTTCATTGTCTTGGTTGTATTCAAGGGATATTTCGGCACCACACTCAAAAAATACTGCTGCTTCAACAATTTGCATTTGACGCGCCAATTGAAGGCGGTTAACTTCTACTTCTGATTGTTCCGTTGACGTTTTGGTGTCACCGCTGATGGCATCATCGTATTTTTCACCTTCATGATCTAACATCCGGTTTGCCCTTATATTTGTATCGTTTACATCATGCAGAAAAGGATCGTATTGCTTCATGCAATCAGCCACTGACAAAGTGTTTTTACCCAGCTTGATTACCTTTTCAGTTTTTTTTATGACATCGACAAGCTTGCCAAAATCACCGCTTATAAGCGTCTCTAATTGTTCTTTTTTCATCGTCTTATTCTTCTTTTTGAGGTAGCTTTAATTTTTTCTAATGCTTGTTTTGTTTTTTGCTTAGCGTTTGGATCATTCTTAGTCAAGAAGTCGAATGCATAGCGAATTGCGTCAATAGTGTGATTCCATTTGTCTATTGGGATACCTGCTTTTTTATCATTCCAGATATAGTTTTTAAGCTCCGTTTTGATGTTTCTACTTCGTTGAGTATAAACAATTGTGTAATCTTTCATCTTCAGAAGAGAAGCAGCAACAGAGCCAGGAGCTTTCCAACATTCGATTATATTTAGTTTGCCTTGTTTCTTGATATCAGCAATCAATCGATCTTCTGCACTATCTCCGACAATCAAATCATTAGGCTTGAGAATACGTGATTTATTAAGTGCAATGATATCGTTGGTACCAAGGTCTTTTTTGTCGCAATATTCCTCATCAACATATATCAGCATCTTTTTACGATCAACGGCCACGCGTATAAGCGTATCAGGATCGACAGAGAAACCATAATCTTGCCCATAACAATAGGGGAGGTATTCGTCAAATTCACCTTCTCTAGTATTAGGAAGAATAACGCCTTCTTTGATGTCTGCCCAACGACCAATAACAACATTTGCGTATTTGGTCATTTGGAATTTTGCACGATCAAAGTTTCCTTGTGCATCAGTAGCTTGAGTAATAGATTCCTGCTTTATTTGCTCTATACGCTCTAGGAAGTTGCTAGCAAGATTCTCAATGTTATCTAAATAGCTGGTATGAATGTGTAACACATTCGGATGCGTGGATATCTGAACGTCTACACCATCGATAGTAACGATTTTATGCGTGTCTTTGATGTACTGCTCATAAACGAAATGGGAGTCATCAGTAGGGTTCATTATCAGAATGATTCTGTTTTGAATACCCTTTTGACGAATGGATAACATTAGCTTTTCATAGCTGTCAAAGTCGGTCCATTCCTCCATCTCATCGCCAACAAAGGTTGTTAAGCCCTGTATTGATTTAAGTTTTGCCGTTTGGTTGCCTGATCCCGTTTTGATACCACGGAACATAATAGGCACTTTGGAAAACTTATTGATGATGTTGTTTTTCTTGACTTCAAAAAACTGCTGTGTGCCTTCAAGATCGATTTTCTCTTGAAACTCTGGGATTACAGAGTCTGCAGCACTTGACATCGTATAACGGGAGAAAAGGACACTATGCCCTTTCTCAAAACTAAGCCTTTCAAGGAACAATGATCCATTAAACGATTTTCCCGAACCACGTCCACCAGTAATTAAGATGATGAACTTATCAGTATTTTCGTATAATGGAACGTAAGGAGGAGCTATTTTAATCTTAGGGCGTTCCCTAGTTATCTTCTTCCTCGTCGTCGTATTCTTCGGAATCTTCCCCTTCTTCTTTATCGTCATCTGTATTATTCGCTGCTAACCATGAAGTAATGCTAACACTGCCGTTTAACTCCTTGCCGTTTGTTGTAACGTCTAATTTCTTACCGTCAATAACTTTTTTGCGCCATTCATCATCGTGATTGAATAGCCATGTAGCTAATGCTTGAGGATTAGGAGGCAGCTCTTCAGTTGTTTCCATAACAACCATTCCGTCTTCCTGAATATATCGTCCTGATTCCATCATCGACGGTAATTTACGTGTGGTAGACTTGCGTTTAAGACCTCCCAAAGCAACAGCAAGGTATTTTTGCCTAACTGCTGAATTGATCTTCGCACGCCCACGCGCTAAGGCATCAGATATTGAATCATACTTTGACTTCAATTCAAGAAAGTAGGTTGGGTTTAAACTAACCTCAATAGCGATTTCTTTATCGGTCAATCCTTTCATTGCGTAGTTCTCCATTGCATTTGAAAACTCCTCGCTTTCGTAATCCCATCTATCTTTGTTTGCCATATTTTTTTCGCTAGACTATATGCATCTTCTTTCTTAATCCTAAATCTATAGCAGGAACTCCAGAAACAAATGTTAATTTAACGGTTGAGAATGGTCGTTTTAACGTAATAGTTCTCTTAGTCCGTTTAACAATTTCACATTCCGAATCTGACCCTAAACCAGAATAGATGACATTGTCACCCACCCTTAACTCGTTTTCAAATAACTGACTCATGATTACTTCAATTTTTTGAACTCATCAATAGCATCTTCCAAACATACCCCATAGAGGAGTTGCAACAATTCGATAATAGCCAATACAAGAAAGTAGAACGGTATCAGGTCCAAAAGCACACGATACTTTCGAGTGTATTCGCCTTCACCTAGCTCTCTAAGAACGTAAAGCACTTGGATAACGTAAATAACAATAAGTGCTCCGATTAATATGTATGTCCAGTTCATATATTTAAAATTTACCATTCAATTTTTAATCCCTGGTCACCAACCATTTGATCGGTAAAATAGGATAGTTTGTAACCATTTTTAAGCAACTGTTCTTTCACATTCTCGTCAAAGAATATTGACGGATGATAATAAACTTTATTTTCATTGTTGGGTATTGCTTGCTCTTTGATTCTTTTGTAAACATCATCTATACTAATAGACTTTGTTAAGCTTTTTGCTTCACTTGCTTTCATGTTCGAATTATTGTGTTTATTTCCAAATACTTGTAATCGGTAGTTCAAAGCCGTTTTCTTTCAGATAATTCAAAACAGCTTCCTTGTATCCTTCTTTCGGTCTTTCGTTAAACCAATAGTCAGCATCGGTAAGCATATCTTTTACCTCTGCTTTTTTAAATCCTGATGAATGATTTGATTCAAACGTTATCTTAAATATTTCGTTAACTTGATCTTGTGTTAATTCTTTTAAATTATTCATAACTATTTTCTAAGTTTTAAACGATTCGATTTCTTAACTCTGCTTTTCCCATTTCCATGGAGTTCACCGTATTGTTTTGGTGTCATGCCAGTGAGGAAAACGATAGGATTATCCCTTAAGCCTTTGTAAGGGTCAGTAATCTTAATTGAATGATCAACTGCAAAGGTGTCATCAATTAAAATTGTATCCTGTTTTTTCGCTTGGAAATAGCCGTAAAATATTAAAGCTATGATTCCGATAATGATTAATATTTCCATTTATAGTTTAATAAGTTTATCAATTAGTATCATAATGTAACTTTGCCACACGGTGGAGACGCTAAATCCCTAACTTTTTGTTGCTGTTCTGCTCTCTGGATAATTCGAAATCATAGGCATCATGTTTCGAGTTTCCGCAAGCAATCGTATATACACAAACATTATTTGGATGAAGGAATATGTCAGTTATTATCCATTGCTCCTGATTAACGTCTGTTTTCAAATAAACAATATCCCCAAAGGTGTATTCTGTAAAATGTTGGTGCATATCGAATATTATTTTTTGATATATCTATCTTCAAATTTTTTTATTTGTTCGAACGTAGGTACTTCTAAATTCATTTCATGGCATTTATTCCTAATCAGTTGCCATGCGCCTGTTTTACTATTTGCTACTGCAGTTATTCCGTGAATGGAGTCGATGAACATTTGTTGTTTAGGCATTGAACACCCTTTCCGCCACTTCTTCACCTTTCACAATTTTGTCGTATAGATCTTTACCCATTGCTTCCATAAATTCTGCTTTATTTTCGAAGGAATCAAAAGAGAGTGTTACCGTCGGTTCTCCTTCCCATTTCTCGTCAACTTCTTGGCTATATTTTTCTTTTTTTGCTTTGATTTCCTCTTTAGTCTGTGGTGCAGTAGGAGGGGTGAGTTTAGAAACTTTTTCCATGATATCGGTATAATCCATTGCTGGGGTTTCAAGCGAAAGCAATGTCAAGTCAAATTCATCGAGTCCAGCTAATAACGGGTCAATGTTCGTAATTAGGTTTGCCATTAGATCGCTATCAAATTCACCTTGAACGGATTTCGAGTTAAGGAAAATGTTTTGCTCCATTTCCTCTTTTTCCGACAAATTAACCTTTTCGACTGTTACATCGTAATCGTTGGTAGGGTATTTATTGATCTCATCAAGGATAGCTATTTTTTGATGACCACCTACTAAATTACCTGTTGCTTCATTCCAGATGATACCGCCCATTATACCAAGACGTTTGATATTTGCCTTTAGCTGTTTTTTAGCTTCGGGAGATATCTTGCGTGGATTATAATGTGCCAGCGTAATTTGTGACCGTTTTAGGGTTACTGGTTCTGATGATTTATGCTTGTTGGTACTCATGTTCAAATATTATTGTTGCAGCTTCCGGATATTCATTAATTACTTTTTGATAATCTTCAGGGCAATATCGTTTACACCAAAGAAGGAAATTTAAATCACCAGGAGTAACGCCTTGTGATTGATGTTTTGGATCATATACCGTGGGCCGTGGCAATCGCATCTTGTCGATATAAGCTAACACATGTCCGTTTTTCCAACTTTCAATAGGGTATACGTTTTTCGTTTTCGGATTATAGCCTTTAGTGCCTTCTTTTTCTAATGCCATCATCATTAGACGACGCTGTAGGCCGTCAGTACGTTTAAATCCAAAACAAGCCCATTCGATGCCAGTTTCAGACTTTACATCTTGAGCAATTTGGGCTAATGTCCTGCGTTTTAACTTTTCATGTCCTTTATAGCCTAACCATTCGTTTTTTTGATATCCATACAATGCAAAGTGTGGACGCTCAATAAAGGTGATGTTCTTGTATTTAGCTGAAAATGTATTTTTAAAAGCTTCGATATGCGAAAGGTCTTTAACCGTATATAAGTAAACACTTACAACTCGATCAAAGACCTTACAACACATGTCTGTCAACAATATTGAGTCCTTGCCATTCAAAGAACTGAATAGAATAATCTCGTTAGTCTGTGATCTAACATTTCTCAATATGTCTAAAGGCGTCATTATCTAGTTCTACGAGTAATACCAGGTTGACGCATGTCACGACGCGCGGCCGCATTTGATGGTGTGATAGTTCTAACACCACTGTTTGAAGTACCGATACGATATCTAGGTCGTTCAGTTCTTCGTCTTTGTTCAGCTGTTTCTGCCATAGTTCAATAATTAAACGTTATCAGTCTTTTTGACCTTTCCTAGTTCAATGACAAAGCATTCGTCACCTTTTTCAAATCCTTCTGGGATTTCGTTTTGAAATTCACAGATATAAATGTCTTTTACTTCAACAAGGGCCGTTTTGCGATTCTTGTTGTAACCTACTGCTAAAATGATTTCATTAACAGGCTTCATTTTGTCGTAATAGCCATCCTTACCTTTTTCGCAAAACATTTTGAAATAATGCTCGCTTAAGCTTCTGTATTCTTCAACTTTTTTCCCTTCTAGGATTTCTTTGAAATACTCATCTTTAATGATGAGGATTGGTGTTTTGATGATTTTTTTTGACATAAGCTAGAGAAGGCTTTAAAATTCAAAATTAATCTTAAAGCCTGTTTAATTATTGGATACACTAATATAATAAGGTTCTATAAAATTTTAAGACCTTATTTTATAGCAATGTCGAACATTTTTTTAACTGCATATTTTGTATTTAGGGTAATTTTTCTTTGCCAGCATCCATGAAAGCGTGACCAGTTGAAAGAATTCTTTTTGAGAAGTTCAATTATTTCTTTGCTGGGCTTTTCATCATGTTTGATTTGAATACGATCAGCTTCAAAGTTTACGATTATTTGCCCGTTAGGAATAGAATAAGTTTCGCTTTTATGTGGGGATTCTTTTGCCTTATTTTTATCGAAAGCAAGTTCGCGTAAATTCCAAACCTTATGACGAGGTGTTATGATAGGCTTCTTAAGAGGTTTGTTGATTTCTTCAATCAAACTAAGAGCTTTTTCTACTAATTCGGTTTTACCGTTTTTAGCTGCTGTTTCGATCGGGTTGACTAATGAGGAAACAAACAGTGCGCGGCTATATGGTTCGGTACCATTATCAATACCCTGTATTACTGCAGACTGTTTAATAATATGATCTTTAAGGATATTCCAGCTTTCTTCATTCTTTTGCTCGGCTGGTTTATTTCTTTCAATTCGCTTTCTAATTCCTTCTTTTGCTTTTTCGCGCCATTCAGAGAAAGTCTGGTATTTATTGCGTTCTGCATTTAACGCTTTCTCATTTCTTCGAGTGTTGAAATTTGCAGGTCCGGTAACCATTGATGAAGCTGTACGACTTTTAGACGAAAGCCAGTCCAAAAACAATTTCACATATTTTTCAGTATACCAGGTATGATCTTCTAAAGGGATTTCTAAAAGATCCTGATTTAATTCAGCAATATGTTCATTAAGATTTATTCTTGCAGCCTTATCGGGGTTCATTGAACACCAATAATACGCTTGACGTGCTTTTTCGTAATGTTGAAAAAGAGGTGATTTTGTTAATTCGTAAATATCATAAAGGAATGATTTTACAGTACCAAATTTTTTAAAGTTTTCACCTCTTTGAGGATTGACGATTAACCACTGTTCTAATGATCTACCAGTAGGTATATCTAAGTTTGTGATTCTATTAAATTCTAGGGTAACGATATCACCAAAATCCAATATGGAATCAATGATGTAGTCAGCAAACTGATCGCAATTTTCGAAAGTGTTTTGTGTGTTCATAATGTGTGTTACTTTTAATAACACAAATATAAACAATTGTATTTATATATCGAAAAGGAATATTCAAATATTATTTAATGTTTGAATCGATATATTGATTAATAGAATCTCTTAATTTCGTAAGAGCCTTTACTGACGCTTCTACATCAACAGGTAGTATTCTTTGCTTTCCACTTCCAACTTCTCTTTCTTCAAGTTTATTTAATAACTTTGATGAAGGAGATTTGTTTTCTGGATACATTGCTTCCGAAAGTTTCTTCTTGTTGATGATAGGATTTTGACTTAAAAATTCTTTTAGCTCCATAGTATTACAAATATAAACATATTAAATTATATGGAGAAGTAAATCATTAAAAGTGTGTGCAATTCTGTGTGCACTTGAAAACAATCAAATGTATATGTCTGATATTCAAGTGTAAATTTCAAAATATTGTAGCCTGCTCCCCGCTACTACAAAAAGCTACAAGGAAACTTGAAGCTTTTTTGCATTTATAGCCTTCTTAAGGCTGTTCTTGGATGTTCTAAGTGGAATATCTAAAACTTGAGGAACTCCTCGTTAATGTACGAAAATTCTAGGCGAGCCACGAACGAGTCAGAATTTTTAAAAAATGTATACAGATAAATTTGAATACATATTTTTCAAAATTTAAATTTATTCTCTAAATGTGAAGCCCGACATTTTTTTATTTACTGCACTCGCATCTCTGGTAATAGAAGGAACAGAATGGTTTTCACTATAATTGTGTACGATCATCAAAATAGTCTCAGTATTAAAAATAAATATAAATGCATTAATATAAATTTACCCTAAAATATTCTTAGGGTTAATTATTGATAGGTTTTGATTGTAATTACTGTTATTTCAAAAAATTATAATAAGTATCAGGACTGTCCTAAATAAAATTTGGCACGCATAAAATCTACTTTCTTTAATAAATTAAGACAGCTTTTGTTGAAAAATCCGAATCATACCCTATCTATTACTTTTAGAAGAGTTTAAATTGCCCAAT